ACAGCCTTGTACTTGATATAGACCCGTCAGAGTTTGGCAAGTGGGCGCATGAGGGTAGAGCCGTAAAGGCAAAATACTTACGCTCTAAGCTCTATATTGAAGAATTGATACAAGAGGACGGGACAACACACCTAGACGTTAAGGGTGCAGGAATGACCCCAGAAATCAAAGAAAAAATCACGTTTGAAAACTTTGTTATCGGGGCAACGTTTGAGGGTAAGCGTGCAAGTAAGCAGATTAAAGGGGGTACGCTGATTTATGAAACAACCTTTAAAATCAGAGAAACAGACTATCTTGTATGATGGGTTCATCTTGTCGGTTTACCGCTCCTTTTTCAAAAAATTGTTACACACCCAACAGGTTAAAAATAAAAAAGGGTACTACTACCAGAAATCCAGCAACGCTCCCAAAAACACTATTTTTCTAAAGTCCTATCTAAAAGCACATTATGCCTATGAAGATTTTGACTACATGATGAACTTTTATCAATTTGTTTCACAAGAATTTGATAAAATTTCAATCAATGCTTTTTACAATCTATGTTGCTATTTAGAAGAAAACAAAATCTATTCTCTTTCTTCTAATACTCTTTACGATTGTTACGAGAAATCCAAGAACCGTCAAAACGATTTAGAAAATCTCAATACAATCATCACACCATTAAAATTTTTAAAATCAATAAACGGAGATAAACAAAATGGTTAAAAAACAAGCAAAACATGAAAATTTTGACACAGTTGTAGCACAGGCTACAATCACAGCGACATCTAACAAGTCAGACGGGAAATATAAGCAGAAAAAAGCAACTAAAGCCGTGTACCTTGTCCCAGCAACCGAAGAAGACGCACAAAAGCTGATTGATTTTGGGCTACAACTTTACACACCAGACACAGAGAAAGACCCAGACGCTCGCCCTTACTTTATCGTTAAGGCAACCGAAAATGTGAAAATTTTCACAAGTGAAACGGATTTTGAAGAGGTCAACTTTGGGGTGTCTTATGAAGACGTAAACCCAGAGACAGGAGAAATCACAGTTAAGAAGACTCCGAACTACAAAACAGAAATCCCCGTACACGTTGCGATTATGTTTGTAGAGGGCGGCGATAATGGAAACGACTTTTTCCGCCTCAATGCTTTGATGGCTGACGCGTTGACCCTTGAAGAAGTGCAACCCGTCAACCCGTTTGCAGGACTTTTCGGTAAATAAAAAAGAGCCTTCCCAATCGGAAAGCTCCAATTATAAAGCGTTTTTCATGGCTTGAAAAGTCAGTTGGTTAGAATGACCCGTACTGGATAGCACCCCTTGAGGTGTAACCATCTACCCAGCACTAGACAAGCCTTGAAAAGCCTTACAGGTTTATCATATCATATTTGCTTTATTTTGTCAAGTATGATATAATTTTCTTAAAAATTGAAAGGAGAGGGACATGACCTCACAGGAATGCCTAGCAGTGCTAGATAGCGCAATGGCAAAAGTCGGAAACGATGAAGAAATTGAGAGCCTAACGGCTGACTTAATTGACATCAAGGCTTTTGTTGGAGAAATTGACACAGTTGTCTCAGTCTTGAATGAAGACGTTGAGCGCCTAAACATGAAAAACGGTAACCTACGTTCAGCTAATAACGAACTTTACCGCCGCTTAGGTCAGCAAGACGAAATCATGAAACAAGCACAAGAAGACATGAGCGTAGTATCAGCAATCAATGCTGTTATTTAATAGAAAGGAAGAAAGAAAATGAAACCATTTTCAAAATCAATTAACTGGTATCCTAACAACGCACTAGACGCACTCAAGGACGAACCAGAAACAGTCGCAGAAGTTACTCCGCCAGCAGTTATGCCTGCTGACACACCAGCGCAGGAAGTGCCAAACTACCCAGCGCAAGCCCCAGCAAGTGAAGTTGAGGGCGTAGAAATGAACATCGACCACGAAAACATTGTAGAAGAGGGAGAAGAATAACATGGCTAATAAAATTACCACTTTTTTATCAGGTCAGACAGGGAAACAAATTTCAAACATCGACCTATTGAACTCTATCCGCACCCGTGCAAGTGCTGACTATCAGGCTGACATTCCTGTACTTGAAGGCGCACGCATTAACCACGCAACCGTGCCGTATCAGGATTTTCAAAAGCATGCCAACGAGTTTTTTACAGCTCTTGTAAACCGTATCGGGTCAACCGTTATCAAGGCGCTTACTTATGAAAATCCGCTTGCTATTTTCAAGTCTGAGACGTTTGAGTTTGGGGACACATTGCAAGAAATCTATGTACACCCAGCGGAAAAGAAAACCTATGACGCAAAATCAGACGTAAGCCCATTCAAATTCGCTGACACAGACATTGAGGTATTCTACCACACCTTAAACAATGAAAACTACTATGAGCGTACCTTTGAACGTGCTTGGATTCAGAAAGCCTTTGTTTCTGACATGGCGTTTGACGAGTTTGTAGACAAAATGTTTACATCATTGTTATCATCTGATACGCTGGACGAGTACCAAGCAGTTAAGGGTGTACTTGAGAAATCACTTGCAGAAGTTTCTTATACAGACCTTAAGGGCAATGCTAAGAAAATCACGGTAGCAGGTACTAAAATTGATGAAAACAAACAAGACTTTGTTTTAGACTTTAACCAGTCTCTTATCAATCAATCAAAACGTTTCACAATCCCAAGCCGTACAACCTTTAACAACCCAGTAGGCGTGCCAAACATGACGGCGATTGAAGACCAGTACCTAGTTATCTCCGCAGAATTTTCTACACACTTGGACATGTTACTAGCTAATGCTTTCAACATGGATAAAGCAAGTGTACTTGCTCGCACAATCGTGGTTGACGACTTTGAAAAATTCACGGGAGAGGGCGCAAACAATGGACGCAAGCCAGTTGCTTTCCTTATCTCTGCTAAGTCTATCATTAACAAAGATAAACTGGTACACATGGAAGCAATCCGCAACCCTCGCAACATGACCTACAACTATTTCTACCATCATCACTACATGACCAGCCTTTCACTTTTTGAAAATATTCATTTCTGGTATGTAGAGGAAGCCTAAAGGCTGACCAAGGGCGGGCAATAGCCCGCCTATTTTATTAAGTGAAAGGGGACTAAATGAGTTACAAGAATTACAAGCGACATCTTGGTAAGATTGAGCTAAATAAAGAAACCGTAGAGCGTAACCGTCTAGCCTTTTTTGAGTTTTACTTTAATTATTTCTATAATATCGTGGTAAATTATTTCACTTGGGAGGGTTTGCCTAACGATATTGACGAGTTGTTTATAGAGAAAAAGCTGATAGAAAACGGGCATGTGGCTTTCTTCCATGATGACACTTTTGGCTATATCGCACAGGGTGGAACAAGAGGGGAACGCTTAAACCATTATGACCAGCCTTTGACCTATCAACCCGTTAACGCTAGCAGTATGAACTATTTTAAACAAATGGAAATCGCTTATACTGAAAACGATTTTAGGGTAATTTCAGAGCTACACGAGGACAACCCAGACAAGATAAAACGACCTTGTATTGTGATTCCTAATAATAACTTTTATGAGCCGTATATAGGCTATCTGGAGTTATTTTGCGAAAAGTTGGCAGATATTGAACTGACAATACAACTTAATAGAAACGCACAAATCACGCCGTATTTCATCTTTGCGGATAATACTAATGTGTTATCAATGAAAAACATCTTTAACAAGATTGCCAATTTTGAACCAGTTGTATATCTCAACAAGCAGAAAGACCAAGACGGACAAGACAGCTTTAAACAGCTATCGGACTATATTCAAGTGTTTAGAACGGACGCCCCGTTTTTGCTGGATAAGTTACATGATGAAAAGTTAAGGGTTATGAACCAACTACTGACCTTTATTGGTATAAACAACAACCCAAGCGACAAAAAGGAAAGGCTAGTAGTTTCAGAGGCTATTTCTAATAATGGGGTTATATCCGCTAATATAGAAGTAGGCTGGAAGTCAAGACGTAAGTTTGTGGAGCTTATCAATAAATGTTACGGGTTAGAAATCAGCGTGAAACCAGCGGAAACCATTCAGCAGTTTAACCTTGACAAAGTGGCGCTAGACTTGGCAGAAAAGGAGGGGACAATCATTGACCCAGAATAACACTACAGCAACGATTGCAACCTTTTTAAAATCCAGATATAGAAACCCCGTGACGGGACGGCTGGACGGCTTGGCGCTAGATGAAAACGGCGACTTTCTACACTACAACACGATTATAGACCAGACCTATAACGAGTTATTTAAGGACATGGAGCTAGTAAACGGAGTTTCAGACAATTTCAAGAAAGAGTTTTGCAAACATTTTTACAACAGGGAGATTGGGCTTGAGACTTTCGCACGTTTCCAGATTGCGCTTGAGGAAGTTTTAAACAACGAGTGTTTCAATCTCTTTAAATATCTTGCTGAAATCAGGAACAAGGCTATCAAGGACTTAAACCAGTCTATGAATATTGATACGGTAGGCAATCAGAAAGCAGACGGGCAAGCCTTACAAATCGCAAACACTACACCGCAGGAGCGAAAAGAAATTGTCTTTACTGAGCGTTACGGGGTTATAGAGTACGCTGACAACCTTGTAGAAAACCATCAGAAAAACAACGCAGACACGAAAAGCAACGTTTCAGGGTGGAGCGGTTCAAGCCTTGCAGAGCGCTTACAAAATAATGCTGAACTGAAAGACATTCAATTCCAGATTTTCAACATTTGCGATAAGCTATTTTTACAAGTCTTTTAGAAAGGTGTATAGATGAAAGATTTATCAAGCGCTAAAATACTAAAATATGATAGTATGTTAGAAGAAATCACGCTTTTCAGCTTTCAGGACTTTGCTTATAGTGATGATGGGTTATACTATATCCATGTAACAAGTAAGCGCCTTGGCGACTTGTCTAAATTGTGGATAAAATTAAAACCTATCTCTTATCACTATGAAAGCATTGAAAATGAAACTTTCTGGAGTGTCAGAAAGAGCTACCAGCCATTACAATCCATTAAAGCATTGTTATTTATTCGCTTTAAGATTGTGGGAGCTTATTATAGCTTTGAGAAGTTGACCAGCAAAAGCAAGCTGAAAGGCTTTGGCAGAGTGATAGACGATAATAACTATTTCTCACGCATACCCCTTGTAAATGAGGTGGTACATTGGGATAATGGGGTTATCGTAACACCTAACTACCAGATGAATGTAACAGGGTTACAAGAAAGACGTGTAGAGATTGACGGGCAACAACTCCTAGAAGATTGGGCAAACTTTAAAATCAATGTAAGCAATGATAGAAAGGGAGTCCCTCGCACCGTTATGACAGCAGAAAGAGGGCATGAAAACCTATGATAATTATTAACCTATCGGAAACACCCGATACACTACAGATTGAAGTCACGGGACACGGAGACGATACAGACCAGTCTTGCGCCCGTGTATCAACCGTTTGCGATTGTATCTATTTATTCTTAAAATCTAACATAGATGATTATGTTAAAAAAGACGGTTATACATTGCTACGGATTTTTAAAAAACGTACTACGGTACAGACTTTAAAAGCTATCTTGAGTTACATCGTAACACTAGAGCAACTTTATAAAAATTCAATTAAGGTTATAAATAAAGAAAAAGAGGTAGAAACAAATGGCAAAGACAACTAAACTGGTTCGGGGTATTCACTCATGGATTAAATTCCAGAAACACCAAGGTATTCAAAGTTTAACAATCGGTGGTAGGGAAGACCTTGCTGACTTGTCACAAGATAAGAACGGCGATACTATTTTTACTATGATAGCTGACCAGTATAAAATCAATGAGTTAGATTCAAATGTACCTTATCTTATTCCGACTCATGAAAGTTCAACAATAAAAAGAGAAACAACTAAAAAAGCTGTTATCAATCAAGACCTTACTTTATTCCCGTTAAACGATGGCGAACTGGTAACGGTTACGAAAGAAAGAGAATCTTTAACAATCCATGATGAAAAGGTTAAAGAATTTGTAACAACAACAGTTACAACGAAAGAAACTGAAATCAAACAATTCATCGGAGAAGTCAAAGAAGAATTGGCCACAAAAATTAACGAGCATTCAGGTGGAACATCAGCAGAGCCTTTTGACAAAGAAGCCTTTAAAGATGATGTTTTAGAGTTTATTAAATTAAATCACAATCCTGTAACTATGCTATCTGATATACAAAGTTTTCAGTATGATAATATGTTTTATGGGTTTACTGATATTAACGATGTAAGAAATTCAATAGAAATTTTAATCACTTATAAATCAAGGGTTATTGAAAGTTTACTATTAAAAAGAGAAGATTTTATCAATAATAACACTTATGAAAATGAAAAAATGTATATTAAATTATACAAGTCAGACATGGCCGCTGACGTTATCGGTGGAGGTGACATTGTTGATGAATCAGGAAACGGTCAATTACGTTTCCACGTTACTCTAAAAGAAAACACAGATATTAACAATTTTTATACTTTTGTTAGATATTATCTTAATAATCCAGCCGAATCTTATTTAAACTTACAAAAATTGAGTGGAGATGGAACACGCTTAACAGCTGAAAGCATGACACAATAAGAAAGGATTTTAAAACATGAATCCAGAAGAATTTAAAGATGAATTTTTCAGGGCTTACCGTGGGCGCTATTCGTCCTACTGGGTGGAACGTTGGGGGCTTATCCCCTCAATCCCTACCAGCTTTGACAATGCCAATTCAGTCTACGAACTTTTGGCTTGGCTACAGCGTGCCTTTAAGCAACTACTAGATGATTTTGTGGCGCTGGAAAGCGAACTAGAAGATTATAAGAACGCTTTAACAGAACTCCTAGAGCAACTTATTCCCCTCCTTATTCGCCGATACATGGAGAGTAAGGAAGCGGACGACTGGTTTAACAAAAAAGCTGACATCTACTATAACAAGATTATCAAGCCTTACATTGACGCAGAGATTGCTAAAGTCAATAAGAAAATCGCTGACCTTGAAAATAAGGTAGATGAAGAAGTAAAACGACTTGATGGGTTGATTGACGCTTTAAACGATAAGCTAGAAAAGGAAATCAAGAAGCTAGACGACAGAATCACGCAGGAAGTCGTTAAGTTAAACGAGCGTATCACAAACGAAAACAACGCACTCAAGGAGCGAATCGAAGCGCTAGAAAATGCTAACGCAGGCTTGCAAAATGTTTTGCGTAAAATCATTGAAAACCTTGAGGGGTCAGGCGCTTGGACTGGTGGGCTTACTGGTGGATTTAACCAAGGGCGCAACATCGCAACGGGTAACATTAACTTGTTTGGCGGAACACCAGACGGAAACAGCTTTATCAGAACCAACAACGGAAGCACAGAAAACGACTTGTCAGGAGGTATCTAATGCCTTTAAAAACAAGATTTTCAACCTCTACCACAGCCAACGTAGAAAACTTTGGTACAGGTGTAGCGCCGTGGACGGAAGCCTATGCCAACGCGTGGCAGTTCTCAGGAGATACAGACTATGGTTATATGACCAACGGCAACACGACCTATATACAGTACGGGCAAAATGACCCGTCTGTATGGGCGTCTATGAGGTTCTGGGGGGAATCGGTTGAAATCCTAGAAGAGACAAAAAACGATGATAATTCCATCACGGCTAAAATCAGAGTTAAAGCCCTCTTTTGGTGGAGTAAACGGGTCAGCTCAAACGCCGGGTATCGGGTTGAGTATGATATTAAAATCAACGGGCGCACCGTTTGGACGTTTAGCGGATATACGACCGATGAAGTGATTAAAAATGATGAAGTTTCCCAAGACTTTACCATAACCATACCAGCCGAAGAAAGTTCATCAGCCAGTGCCTTAAATATAAATGTATCTTATCCAGACGGACAATATTCAGACAATTCCTTTTATGTGGGTATGTACCTATATAATACCAACAAGAAGAAGCCTAAAACGTTGAAACCGTGGGCAATCCGTAAAGACGGGGTATTTAAGACCTTAAACCGCCCAAGCGGTATCTTCCAACAGAGAAAATCAGGCTGGCAAGACGTCAGCGAACAGCCAGCAAACGCAGTTGGTGAAGCTATACCAGCACCGCACAGCGTGAGAAAGTCGGGTCAATGGCTGGGACAAGGACAGATAGGACAAGAATAAGGGAGGGTTTCAGCCCTCCTATTTTTAAAGGAGAGACTATGCAAGAATCAACCAAGATATGGCTTTATGCAAAAAGCCCGTTTAAAAATGACTATGCTAATGTGATAAACTTTGAGACAAAGGAAGCTATGGAGGATTTTTTTACTAAAAAGAATCCACATATAGAAATTGTGTACGAGTATGACAAGTTTCAATATACACAGCGTAACGGCTCAATCGTAGTTTCTGGACGGGTAGAGAAATATGAAAATGTAACCTATATGAGGTTTATCAACAACGGGCGCACCTACTACGCTTTTGTCTTTGACGTTCTCTATATCAATGAAGACGCTACACGCATTATCTATGAAGTGGACGTTTGGAATACCTACCAGCATGAACTAAAAGCGCTCAATGTGATAGGACAAGTAGAGCAACAGACCTTGCCTAATGAGTTATGGGCGTTGAAAGACAGTCAGCAAGGGTTTTCAGTCGGAACAAAGTACGCTACAAGAGCTGGAGAGGTTGGAATAGATACGGAGTGGCTTGTAGTTGTGGCAAAACCTACTATTAAGATGACCACCAAGGCAAACAGACCTGTAAACATGAGTTATTCAGGTATGCAAAAGACCTTTAAATACTTTTTTATACCTGTAAACTTAAAAAGCGGAGCGTCCAGGCCTTTTATTTTCCAAGGCAAAAAGTATGATAGCTTTTACCTTGAAAACCTATATAAGCACTTGTTTGGCTTGAATCAAGACGGGTCAAGCACCGTAAACCAGATTGTCAATATGTATTTAAGCCGTGACATCGGGGTAAAATACAAGGAGACAACAGACGGCGACAAGACCTATATAGAAATCTTGTCAAACATCACGGGAAGCGTTGCAGAGATTGGGCGCAAGAATAGCCGTAATTATCGGACATCTGGAAGCAGTTCCAGCGGTGGAAGTGAAAGCACTAATGAAGAGGGCGACACGTCAACAGAGGAAAGCCGTGTTAGATTGGTTACTAGAATCATTAAAAAGCTAGTGCCAGACGCAACGGCAGAGGGTATCGCTGGAATTATCGGAAATTTCTCAGCAGAAAGCAACGTCACAGCCAAGAAATACGAGGCGGACTATGCTACAGGCTACGAGTACGAGAAAATGGAATCAGAGCCAACAGCCGAGAACCTTATGGGAAGCTGGGGCGCTTTTGCCAGCTTGTATAGTATTTCATTAAATGAAGCTGGATATAGAGGGTCAGATGGCAATCACTGGATAGGTATTGGAATCGGTCAGTGGACGGGACCAAGGGCGGAGGAGCTTTTGAACTTTGCAAGAAGTCAAG